TCATACTTTAAAAGTGTTCCCGCTCTCTCTTGAATAACTTTCATAATAATTCCTTTATAGTTTAGTTTATCGTATGGCTTAAGCAGCCCAATAAAGCCCTTAGTGAAGGCTTTATTAGATGGTTAATAACCTAGCCAGGTATATAAATTAATATTAGTAACGTCGACCCATTCAAATTTACGTGTACCGATAGAATCTAATGATACACAAACCGCCATGAGCAAGTCACCTTGCATCTTGTATGTCACGTTGTGTGTTAGAAGAATTCTTTTGCGTTGAGCGATTGTCATAATAATTCCTATATAGTGGTTTAAATTGTGTATTCCGCGATGGAATAACTGCACCTTAACACGGCATAAAAACCGATGTCAAGCACTAATTTCATTTAATTTCAATTAACTGCTAAAATGTAATATATGACAACATTCAAGATCCCAGCAAAGCCAAGCATAAGCTTAAAAGAAAAGAAGCCAGATGCGCGAAGGTTCTCAGTAATACCACTCAGGGCTATGCACGACAAGAGACTTACACGTGGCGATCTAATCAATCTAATAGGCTTATGCAGCTACTGTTCACCTAACGGATTTACTTTCGTTGCACACTCTACAATAGCTAAATTACGTGGCGTAAGCACACCAGGCGTTTCTAGAACACTAAAGAAATTAGAAAGATTAGGATACTTCGAGCAAGTAAGAAAAGGTTATTCGGCTTTACGTGGATCATTAAAGAGAGTTATCTACGATGAAGAAATAGACTTAATAACGCAAGAGAGTAACAGCGGGATATCAATCGAATCAATCATTAATCGAGAGGCGGAAACTATGAAACGAGCAGTAACTAAACAAGCAGTGAAAGAAGCAGCAAAGCAAAGATATAACAAGCAGACTGTTACCAATACAGGAATAACATTTGAAGAGGCTCTACTAGTTGTTTCACAGTATATCAAGACAGACTCAGATTTACTAAAGCTAGAATCCCTCATTACTATAGAATCATCTGAATCAGATATAGTAGAAGCTTTCAAGAATATATAGAGTATATAGTATTGTGGATAACCTTGTTGATAACACTGTGGATAACCCTGTGGATAACCCTGTGCAGAAGCTGTGGAGTTCCTGTGGAGAAGCTGTGGAGTTCCTGTGGAGAAGCACCCCTTGCCCCCCCACCCCCATCGCCTCCCGTAGGGGGACATGAAGCAATTTTTCGTTACTTTTTTGCAACTGTATAGAGATTGACTGGTGGTAACTTTATTGGATGCCAGATTATCTTTTTACTAACTGGTATTTGTTTTGGGAGTTTGTTCGTCATTTGAAGAGTGTATAGAACCTAACCCGAATAAAAAAAGATTTATTTGGAAAACACCCTAAGGTGGCTACTCTCGTTTATCTAAGTTAAGGCTTATCATTTATGCCTCTGGCAGTTCGCAGTCCCGATGTACTTACTAGATACTTACTAGCTTTAAAGGAGAACTCTACCATTCACTATGTTTATCTGCATCTGTCGTAGCTACATTTGCAAGGGTTGGGTAATGGCCCCGTATTAGTTATTATACACACCTATTGCATTCTTGCAAGAACTTATGTTAGACTACGCTATACTTTAGATATAAGGATAAATGATGGCTGCTAGTGATTACAAGAGTTTCTTAGTAAGATTAACCCCAAAGACTAGAGCTTTGTTAGATGCTGCTCATGTAGATAAAGAAATGCCTCGCGCACATATTATCAACCAGGCATTAAAAGTTTATTTAAAGGAATACAATAGGTTCGACCTTAATGCCAAACTTGATGCTCTTAACGTATGATACTTACCTTACCTTATCCACCATCCGTCAATACTTATTGGAGAGCAAATGGGAAACGACGTTTTATTTCAAAAGCTGGTATGGCTTTTAAAGAGGCTGTACAAGCGTATGTCATTGACCAAAAAATTCCTAAGCTTGGCACTGCTAGGCTTCGCATGGACATTATTATATGCCCTCGTAGCCGTAGGATATTTGATATTGATAATCTGCTTAAGGCTATTCTGGATGCCCTCATGGATGCTGGCGTATATGAAGACGATTCGCAAGTAGATGATTTACATATTGTCCGTGGCAAAGCCTGTAAGGGTGGTGCTGCTGTTGTAGTGATAGAGGAAATAAATAAATGAATGAGCAAATGTACTCCGTAACTTACACAAGCGTAAAAGATGGCGCGGATTACTCATTCACGCTATTCGGAACGGAAGTTGAAGCCAATCAACATGCTTATAACTTGGATGGTGAATATGGATTATTGCTTGGGATTGTGACTTTGCCTAAAGACTTTTTTATTGATGAACCAGCGAAGGTGGAGTGGGATTAATGCAAGCACTGAATTTGGGGTGGTGTTTGATGTGAATTTTGAGCAATGGCTACAAACTGAGGATTGATGATGACTATTGGACTTGATTTAAAAGCAAGCGTAGGTGACGTAAACAGCAAAGCGCGTGGCAGTGGTGCAAGATATAACAATGGCAAACCTGATTTATCACTAATCCCATTAGCCACATTATCAGATGAGGCTAGAGTTTGGATGTATGGGCGTGAAAAATACGCGGCATGGAATTGGACTAAAGGCATGGAGTGGTCAATCCCTCTAGCTTGTGCGCTTCGTCATCTATCTAAATGGCAAGAGGGCGAGGAACTAGACGAGGAAAGCGGATTGCCACACTTAGCCCATGCTATGTGCAATTTACGGATGCTTACCTTGTTTTCACAAAACTATAAAGAAGGTGACGACAGACCAGTAAAGGAGTTAAAAAATGCAGAGTAAAAAAGGCTCATTCTACGAGGCCTGTTTTAATGTGTTTATAGGGTTTTGGATTAACTTTTTCGCTAACTTGGTTATTTTGCCTATGGTTGGTTTCCATATTACGATAGGGCAAAACTTCTACATTGGCTTGCTATACACGCTGGTATCAGTGGCAAGAAGCTACACGATAAGACGCTGGTTCAATCGATATATTGTTAAAGCGGCTGAAAGGTTAGCACATGAGTAAAGTCGTAGCATTAGGTATTGAAATGGATGCTAATTACTTTGAAATAGCAACAAATAGAATAAATGGAAAAACAGAATAAATGGCTGAACAAGAAGACAACAGAAAGATTAAACGAATACCATCACTTAAAAACTATGGTGGCGTTCGTACTATCCAGAGAACACTAGAGCGTTCTGCAACACTAGAAGCTAACCGTGAGGCTGTGTCCTATGCGTTGTTAAGTATGGCTAATACAAAACTAACGGACATTATGAGCTGGGACGAAGATGGAAACATTAAAGTTAAGGCGTCTAAAGACATTCCTGAACACGCACTACAAGCAATTAAAAGTATTAAATCGACTACAAGGTACGACAAAGAAGGCAATCCTACAGCAACATTAGATATTGAATTGTTTGACAAGGTTGGCGTACTTCGCCTACTAGCTAAAGCATCTGGATTGCTAGACCAGCAAGCAGAGACAGACAAGCCTTCAGTAATCGGTGTCAACATAGTAGCTCCAGAACCTATAGACGTAGAGGCGGTAGATGGAGAGCAAGGTAAGTTAGAATAGATAATTTTTTATGTATCATCACTGGAGAACAAAATGAGTGTTAGACAAGTTAATTTTTGGTATTGGTTGGTTAGTAAACTGCCTAAGAAGTTGGTGTATTTTTCCTTCATGCACGTTGGCGCGTATGCCACCACAGGAAAGTATGGAAACACTATTGTTCCTGAATTGTCTATGATGGATGCTATTGCTAGATATGAGAAGGATAACGAAATTAGATAATGAAGACTAAAGAACGCAGTAGTAAAGAAGTATCTTTTGATGGCATCACGCTAAACTTTAGCAAGTCGCCCATCGTATATAAGTTTGTGCAGAACAATGACTTCGTGCAAGGTCTAATGGGCCCAGTTGGTAGTGGAAAGTCGTATGCTTGTTGTGCCAAAATATTTATTAAAGCATTAGAGCAAACTGCCTCACCTATTGACAACGTTAGATATTCTAGGTTTGCAGTAGTACGTAACAGTTACCCTATGCTTAAGACAACGACTATTAAGACATGGTTAGACCTTTTCCCAGAAGCTACGTTTGGGCCTATGTTATGGACTCCACCGATTACACATCATATACGCTTACCAGCTAAAGGTGATGCCGCTGGCATTGACTGCGAGGTTATCTTCCTTGCTCTTGACCAGCCTAAAGACGTTCGTAAGTTGCTGTCATTAGAGCTAACAGGTGCATGGGTTAATGAGGCGCGTGAGCTACCAAAGGCTGTGATTGATGGACTTACCCACAGGGTTGGTCGTTATCCTAGTAAACGTGATGGCGGTGCTAAATGGCATGGAGTATTCATGGACACTAATCCAATGGATGATGACCACTGGTGGCATAGGGTGGCTGAAAAAGAGAAGGTTACTGGCAACTACGCATGGACATTCTTTAATCAACCGGGTGGTGTAATCGAAGTAGATCCTGGTGAATTGCCTGACAACCCTGAAGCTAATGACCACATATTCGCCTCTGGTCGATGGTGGAAAGTTAATAGCAAAGCAGAAAACTTAGATAACTTACCTGCTAGCTACTACCAGCAGATGCTCGGTGGCAAGAACCTAGACTGGATTCGCTGTTACGCAGAAGGCAAATACACCTACGTGCAAGAAGGTAGACCTGTATGGCCCGAATATGATGACAACCTTATGTGTGGTGACGTTGAGTATGACGAATCATTACCATTACAAATCGGTGTCGACTTTGGTTTAACACCAGCAGCGGTGCTTGGACAAAGACTTCCAAACAATCGGTGGGTTATTCTTCATGAGATTGTTACTGAAGACATGGGGCTTGAACGGTTTGGGCAACAATTGCTTGCAGAGCTTAATGCTAAATACCCTAAAGCACAGATTATGATGTGGGGCGACCCTGCTGGTATGCAACGTGATGCTATTTATGAAGTTACTGCATTTGATTACCTAAGAACTCTTGGGCTGCGCGCTCAACCTACACACTCTAATGACTTCAAGGTTCGTAGAGAAGGTGCAGCCGCGCCAATGCAACGTTTGATTAATGGCAAGCCAGGGCTAATTGTAAACAGAAGTTGTAAGATGACAAGGAAGTCACTCGCTGGGGGCTATCACTTCAAGCGCGTATCAATCGGTGCAGGGCATGAACGCTTTAGGGATATGCCAAACAAGAACGAACACTCTCACGTTGGTGATGCCTTTGGGTATTTAATGCTTGGTGGTGGTGAACATAAGCGCATGACCCGTAGTCCTCTTTCGAGTAGCAAACCAATAATAGCTAGAACGGTGATGACTGACTTTGATGTATTCAATACTTGATACCATAGGCGAACACCTGCCAAAATTGCAGGGAGTTACATTTACTAAATTCTATATTGAAGATGCTTTTGCTATAAAAGGTGGTGAGTTTTCTGGGCTGTCAACACAAAAAATGGTTGGCGTTAAAGCTATGCTAGAGAACCAATCTAATTATGGATTTGCTATTACATGCTCACTACATGGAGAACCAGTCGCTGTATTTGGCTGTTGCCTACTGTGGGAAGGCGTTGGAGAGATGTGGTCGGTCATTGGTGACACTGCCAGAAGCAGACCAATTGCAACAACTAAAGTAGGAATTGCATTTACTGATATGTGCAAGCTATCTATGGACTTGCATAGATTACAAATAACTGTTAAAACTACAGACTTGCGGGCTATAAGGTGGGCTAGAGCTATCGGGTTTATATCTGAAAGCACAATGAAGCAATATAGCATGGATAAATATGATTATGACTTAATGGTTAGGAGATAGTAATGGGCGGATTAATTGGTGGTCAAAAAGCAGATACAAGTGCAGCAAGATCGCAGATGGAACAACAACGCATTGAAACAGAAAAGTTGCGTGCGCAAGCTGAAACAGAGAAGCGAGATTTAGCGGCACAAGAAGCAAGCCGTAAAATGTCACGCACTCGTGGCGGTAGTCGTATGTTATTGTCAGAAGACCGTCTAAGCCCTGAATCAGGCGTTGACGAATTGCTAGGCTCTTAATCATGGCTACTAAAGAAAGAAGTCTTGACCTTAATGAGGCTATGAACTCAAACTTAATCTCTAAGTTTAGTGACAGAGCGGCTGCATCTATGGCTGGTATAGGTTCTGTTGATAGACTTGATTATCTAAAAGCACAAGGTGCTGGAGAAGGAATCTTTAAGTCCGAAAGTTTTTACACAGACACTGATAACGCTTACACAGATGCCATCTTAGGTTTGTATGGTAAAAAAGCAAAACGCGGCTGGGCGCAACGCGGAACTAAGGCTATTCTTGAAGACCAGACAAATAAAACTAAAGACATAGTAGATACTGGCAGACGTGAACTTGGTGAGAAAAAAGCAGCGTCATCAAGACTAGGCAGAGCAACTGGTGGATTATTAGCTGGTTCAGCGAGTCCTGATGCGTCAAAATTATCTAAAGGACCGCAACTTGGCAGTGATGATGTTTTAAGTATCGGGGCAATGCTCGGTGGAAAGCGTAAAACGTAATGGCTGAAATGAGATTAAAACCAGAAGATATTTTAAAACGGCATGAGCTTGCCTTAGTAAAGAAAGAGGACTTTCGTTCGCTGTATGACGAGGCTTATGAGTTTGCATTGCCACAACGTAATTTGTATGACGGATATTATGATGGCAAAGTAAGTGGTGCTAAAAAAATGAATCGTGTGTTTGACGCAACTGCTATTAACTCTACACAACGATTTGCAAACCGTATGCAATCAGGTATATTTCCACCGCACAGCAAGTGGTGTCGTCTTGAAGCGGGCACAGACATTCCTGCTGACCGTAAAGATGAAGCACAAGCAGCGTTAGATGTGTATACAGCAAAGATGTTTGCTACTATTAAGCAATCAAACTTTGATATTGCTATTGGCGAAGCGTTGCTAGACCTGTGCGTTGGTACAGCTGTAATGCTGGTGCAGCCTGGTGACGATGTTACACCAATCAACTTTATTCCTGTACCACAATACCTTGTTGCATTTGAAGAAGGG